GTCAGCACCGGCGGGACAATAAAGTCATCCAACGTGAATTTGCTTTTATAGCCAAGAGACTTCATATACAAATCCCTAAAACTTTTTTCTAATTGCATGTGTTTATTCAATATGGTTTTTGGGTGCAGTCGTTCTTGCATCAACATGGCATCATCGATCTTACCTTCACGGATCAACTTAAGCATTATGTGATCCTCAGAAAGTAAAATACCTTGCGGCGACAATCTTATCTTCAAACCATCGCTAATCATAACCTTCGAATTATCATCTAAGTTGCCCGAGTGATCTTTTAGTATATAATTTATTATATGGCTATGGTTTTTTATATTAGACTTGATATTCGGGTGGTAGTTTCGTTCTCCTAAGACTTCAGACGGAATATCAAAATATCTCGGGTTTTTTATATCCAATTTGCGTTTCACTTTAAAATACACATGATAATGAAAACTATACATAGCTTTTGATACAGCAGAATCATCTAAACTATGTGACTCCTTTGACACAACTAGATCTATTAAATCAAAAGGGCTAAGCAGTTCTTGCATATGCGAGTTAACAAAATCTATAGTCAAGCCACATCTAGAATAAGTCAGCATGCCAGCTTTAGCAGAAAATCGATAGGCTTTCTTTTTCAATTTCGCAAGCTCAACTTTCTTTTCCGAGTCAACTAGCAATTCTAGCGCAGTCCCAACCTCGACTTCCTCTTTCGAGTCAACTGGCAATTCCAGCGCAATCCCAACCTCCGATGGTGATTTTTCAATTTCTAGCGTATACCCACTGATTTTCATAACTTTTTTATATTTTTTGGGGGTTTAGCCCCACAGATCGATTGAAAAGTAAAAAGTCCGCCATTTCCACCTTTTTCGAGAAAGGAAAAAGCACCCACCCGAAATGTGTATGCTATTTATTGGCCCCAAAAAGCAGGGGCCAACGAATAGCATATACATTTCCCCAAAAGCTCTTCGTGGCTTTGCCGAAAGTTAAACCCTTGAAAGTATATGATTTTGAATTAGGACAGACCCCACAAGGGGGTCCCCTAATTCAAAATCATTACTTTCACGACTTTAACTTCCGCCAAATCCACTTTGAGCTCGCATCGTCTTTGAATCTTTTGACGATGCACACGTTAGAAAAACGTAACTATCACATAGAGAAAAAAGAGAAAATAAGCAAAAGTCCGCCATTTCCACAGATCCGCCAGTATTTTATAGTTTGTAAGGATCTTGTCGAACATAAAAACAGCGGCGATCATTTTTAAAGGCAAAAAAAGCAATTGGAATAAAAAAGAAAGAAAAAATGAAAAAATGAAAAATTTCTACTTTTAATCAACCCTTTACTTACGGTATCTCTTATTTTTCTTGTATTTTTTCTTATTCAAAGGGGGCTACCTTTGAAGCATCATTTTTTCTCGTCGTTCTCATCGCTCAAACCAGTTAAAGGCAAACAATCGCGTTCTTTTACTGCGGGAATAGGACTATCTAGATTATATTCGACAAACGCTTCTTCGCTAGCTATAGCAACAAGAGGTTTGAGACTAGCTTCCTCCAAATTAAAAAACAAAAAACGTCGTGTTACTTCAGCTTTAGGCGCAAAAAGACCAAAAACTTTATCAGGAGCTGCATTCGACAAGATGGTTCTTGGCAAATTCGCAGGCAATTGCACGGTTTGATATAAAATTCGAATATCAGAAGACTTTTCTGCATCCAAAAGGCTTATAAGCTCTTCCCTGCTAGAATTCGAAAAATCAACGTCATCGAAGACAATCATTCCGTGATCATCTCGAATAGACTTAAGAGCATCAATATTATTCACAATCAACGGTTTAATGCCTTTATCTTGGCAGTAAGCCATCAAGAATTTCGTTTTACCTGAGCCAGGTTTACCCATAATGAACAACGTCTTTTGCTCTATCAAAGCTTTGTCCAACAACCTCGTCAGCACCGGCGGGACAATAAAGTCATCCAACGTGAATTTGCTTTTATAGCCAAGAGACTTCATATACAAATCCCTAAAACTTTTTTCTAATTGCATGTGTTTATTCAATATGGTTTTTGGGTGCA